GCAATCGATAGCTTTCCAGTTTTTGCTACTCATCTCTGGCACTTTTTAAGATTACCTAGTCCTACTCCTGTTCAGTATCAACTAGCTGATTACTTACAGAATGGTCCTAACCGCAGAATTATCATGGCCTACCGTGGCTGTGGTAAATCCTTCCTTACAGCAGGTTATGTCCTCTGGAGGCTGCGAAAAGATCCAGATACGAAGGTATTGGTTATTTCTGCAGCTCAAGACCGTGCAGACGCTTTTAGCGTGTTCTGCCATGACCTACTTAGAAACTGGTTCATGGTACAGGATCTCTTCCCTAGCGACACTCAAAGGTTTTCTAAGGTTGCGTTCGATGTCTTTGGATCGAAACCCGATCAAAGTCCTTCAGTAAGATCCAGTGGTATCTTTGGACAAATCACTGGGTCTAGAGCAGATCTGATCGTAGCTGATGACGTAGAGACTCCTCAAAGCTGCGAAACTCAACTCATTAGAGACAAACTTAGAGAATCTATTAAAGAATTTGATTCAGTTATAAAACCTGGTGGACAAATCGTTTTCCTTGGTACACCTCATACACAAGACAGTATTTACGCCAAGCTTGAAATAGCTGGTTATCATCCAAGAATTTGGCCAGCGTTATATCCAACTGCAGCTAAACGTAAAAATTATTATGGTAATCGGTTAGCTCCTAAAATTACTTCTCAACTTGATGATGATAAATCTTTAGCTGGACACCCTACAGATCCAGATAGATTTGGTTGGGAGGAACTAGAAGCTCGAAAGGAATCTATAGGTCGCTCCACGTTTAACCTCCAGTTCCTTCTTGATATTAGCCTCTCTGATGAAGAAAAATATCCTCTTAAACTTCAAGATTTATGTATCTTTAGATTACACAGAGAACAAGGTCCAGATAAAGTAATTTGGAGTGCTAATGGTGATAAAGCTTTAGACCTTCCTTCTGTCGGGCTTCACGGTGATCTCTTTTACAAACCTGGACAGATCGGGTCTGAATTTATTGAGTACACGGGGGTTACTCTTGCTATTGACCCTTCTGGAAAAGGAAGTGATGAACTTGGATATGCGGTAGTCGCTTACTTGAATGGTAATCTCTTTCTCCTTGCTTCTGGTGGACTTAGGGGCGGTTATAGCGAAGTTAATCTTAAAAAACTCACCCTCATTGCGAAGGAATACAAGGTTAAACAAATATTGGTTGAGAGTAACCTTGGACTCGGTATGTTCAGTGAGCTTCTTAAAAGATACCTTGGAGCTATCTACCCATGCTCTATTGAAGAGGTCAGACATACAAAACAAAAAGAACTCAGGATTATTGAGACTCTTGAACCTGTCATGAACCAACACAGGCTCATGGTCGATACTGACATAATCGCTAAAGATATTGCCTCCACTGAGAGCTACCCAAGCGAAACTAGATCTCAATACCAACTCTTTTGGCAAATGACCAGAATTTCCAAAGAGAAAAACAGCATTAGACATGACGATAGGCTAGATGCTCTAGCAATGGCTGTGCAGTACTTTACAGAAAACATGGCACAAACTGAACAAAAAGCAATAAGAGCTAGACAAGCTGAACAGTGGGAACTAGAACGTCAGTTCATTCAAGGTGAAGGTGGTTTAAATGTAGGAGTACTTGGTTACGCAAAGACTCTAGAAGACCTCCAGAAGGCTTCCAGTGCGTCTGTAGGTACTGCTAACTGGTTAGATATGGGTTAGAACGTTTTAAGTGCCTTCTAGAGGCTATTTGGTACAAACAGTCGTAGAGGGTGGGACTCTCTGGTTTCTGTACCACCTCTATAAACTATTAGGATCATAGAAACGTATGAAGAAATATGAACTAATACAAAGAATTAGTAGAATTGATAACCAAGTCATTTAAAAAGAACAACCTTTTGGGTCTTCTTATTATATAATATATATATAATTACTCTAGAGTTAACTCTAAAAATAACTCGTTACTGTTGTTCTTTAAGTAACTATAATAATGGCTAGGAATTACAGAGAAGAATACGATAATTATCAAGGTAATAAGGTTCAAATTGCTAATAGGAGTAGTCGGAACTCGGCTAGACGTAGAAAACAGAAGGAGTTAGGTTATAAACTTAGCTCTAAACAGCATGTCCATCATAAAAATGGTAATCCAAAGGACAACAGATCCAGTAATCTTTCTATTAGATCTCAAAGTGCTAATACTTCAGACAATAAACAAAGTAAAAGACGTAAAACATGACCTTAGCTGACTTCTTTCTTTGGTTATTAGTAGCTGGTGAGGTCGTTGTAATTGTAAAACTCTGGTTAAAACTAGATATTTACTAGCTCAAAATATTTTTGTTGCTAATTTTCGAGCACAAGTCGTAATGGGCGGCCAGCGATTGTCCCCCTTGCTACCATAAAGCCGCTTATAAAGGGGTAAATCGTGGACAGTTTGCCGACTGTCACAGTGTATGTCCGTAGTGATACACAGAATTTGAAGGAGTGGCTATTGAGAATCGTTCTCATTTATTTTTTTTTCACAAGCACGACCAAGCCCAAGACTCAACTTAATATTTAGTTATAAAAGTTTATATAATTGAAACAATTTGCTACTTGCTAATCAATTTATATTCGTTAGAAATGATATGAACTTAATAACAAATGTTATTAGGTTCTGTCTATCCTTTACTTACTTATTTCTAATGAGTGAACAAATTGCTAGGAGACGCATCCCATCTGATGCTCATCTCACTAAATGCTGGCTATTACAAATAGCTGGTCAAGATCCTAAAGACTCATACTTGACGGTCTACTGCACTGATTCATTATTCAAGGTTCAGGAGCTTTACTACAAATGGCCAGAAATGGCAGGATGTCGGATAAGGATCATCAACCACAATGGCAGAGTTTATAAGCGTTTCATGAAGTGGTTTAAATGGGATTACTGCGGTATGTATAAAGATTCTTGTACTACATACCATTATGAAAAGAATTATGAGAATATTTATCAAACAATCACAGACGGTTTTGATTTAATTGAGAGAAGAAAACAAACTATTGATTCATCACTAGTTACTATTGCAAATGAAGCAACAAAGAAAAGTTTATTTAATAGATTTGTTGAAAGAATGGCAGATGCTGTAAGACCAAAACTAAAAGTAATTAAAGGAGGTATTTAATATAGAAATCCCAAATCCTAACCTCTTTGTTCGTAACTCTGATGGCTTTATTGTGGGAATTAATCCTTATGAAGAGCCAACAATGATAGTAAGAGACGAACCAGAAGAACCAGAAGAGGACTACTAAAAACTAAATACAAATCAATGTGGCAGCTATTGGCATCAATGCTGGTAGCTGCTTTTTCATGCCTTTAATTATCCTTTACTATGTTTCTAATTAAAAATGAGAGTCAGGGTGTTTGTAACATTCTTGGCTGCTATTCACTTGCTACAACTTCCGAATGCAATCAGGGCTTGAGCTGGTATAAATCAGCTAAGACAGTTGCATTAGATATTGCTATTAAATACGCTATTAGTGTTGAAGATGTAGCTTTTGTTATTGCTGCTTTATCTCCTAGTAATAGATGGGAAAGAAACCTAATAGATGCAGAGAATCTTATTCGGTTGTTTGTCCAGGGAGAAGATCAAGACGTTTTGAATCTGTCAGTAAGTACATATCCAGCGATGAAAGAGAAGGCACTCAAGATATTAAAAGCAAAAACAAATACAGATAAATTAAAAATACTTAAGGGGCCAAAGATAACGGAGTTTTATAATTGTATTAATGGAGATAAGAAAGAATGTTGTATAGATGGTCACGCTTATTGTATTTGGTTAGGTCAAAGAATAACCTTAAAAGATGTACCACCAATTAGTAAGAAACTAAGAGAACAAATAAAGGCAGATTATAGAAGAGCAACTGAACTAATTAATAAAGATTTGGAATTAAAATACCTTGTTAGTGATATTCAAGCAATTACTTGGGTAACTTGGAGAAGAATATATGAGGTATAAATATAGAAAATTATATAATTTATTATATATATTTATTCCTGTATTCTTATTAGTTATAGCTGAACTTTCAACTGATTGAATAATATTTAAGCGGTCTAAAT